ATCCTTTTGTGCAGTAATGGATCAATGTACTGAAAATTTTGAATGTTTGGTTATCAATAATAATTCAAAATCAAACAAATTAAATGACCAAATCTCTTGGTATAAAGCTGAAAATCATCCCAATTTTAAATTAGGTTCAAAAGAATTTTGGGATATATCAAAGAATATGGGATCAGATGACGAAGACGAAGCATACGACCCAAGCAAAGGAAAGAAAAGATCAGGACCAAGTATTAATGTGAAAAAAGCAAAATGGTAGTATTCATTCATAATTTCAAATATTATTTCCATTAATCATCGTATGTATCATCCAGTTCATCATACTCATCATCACTATCGTCATCTATGTTAGTATTAATAATATTATTATCAGTAAAAAAAGTTGTATATAATGACATAATGTCTTCTTTTTCATCATCGGTATTATCTTCTATTATCTCAATATGACTGGTTTCATAGTTTTTATAATAAGAATTATTAATGTATGGTATATACTCCGTAATATAAGTAGGGCTCTTACACTTTTTATTTGCACTATTAAACTTAATAATTCTGCGTCCAAATTCAGGAGTTTTTCTCTTAAATTTGTTTAATTGATAAATTAATTCAACCTGTGCAGTTCTCTTAGATGATATACATAGGGAATAGTTTGATGTATAAAAAATATGTAACAATGGTTTCATTGCACGAATCAACACATCTTCTGGAAAGGTATCATGTATATTAATTTTGAGGTTGTTGTCATAACACTCATTATTATATAACTCCAACATTGTTTTTATATCACGAACCAAGCTTGTATTATTAGTATCCGTCATTGTTTTAATATGCATTTCACGTATCATACACTCTGTATTGTTTCTAAAAATTTTTAAATGAAAATTATGTAAAAAATATTGATGAAAAATACTGGGTAATATAAACCCGCCGTGTTTCATAAAAAAATATATATTATATAGATGGGATTTATCAAAAATACTATTGTTATATGGATTTTTTATAGGTAATGGTTCAGCATAAATATATGGTGAGTTAATTAATGCATTCTCAATAATTTTGGTTAAATCACTCTTGGTAAACAAATATTTTCTACCATATTGTAATAGACTACATACAAAATACTGGGTTTCATTTATAGGATTCATAATCAAATCGTGTTCATTCGCTAATTTACTTTTTTTCCATTTGTATTTCTGTAACAATTTACAAAAACTATTATTTATCTGCTGAATATCCTGAAACATTGATAAAAAGTTTGCTTTTTGGTTCGATGATATGAATGGATTATCTAATATACTTTTAAGATAAATAAATTTTTCCCTTTTATATGTAGTTTTTGTATGCAGAACCTGGTATATAAGAGACGACCCGAGAATATGCATTAATATATCTGTTGTGGATTTAAAATTATTCAAATTACTCATAAAATAGGCTGTTGTATGTAAATATTCTTTACTTAATTCAACCTTCTCATTAGTATGCAATAAATATTTTTGGTATAATATATCACAAAATGCTGTCATAAGTATATTATGTAGTTGATTTACTATATAATATAGATTTGTATATTTATATTCTTTTTTGGTATGTTTTTAGTCATATAAAATTATTTAATCCACAGACTCTAACGAATCGTCTCCTTCATTGTGTTTCTCCAATAATAATTCATTTCGTAGTTGTGTGGATTCTGCATCAGCAACGTCGCGCTCTTCAAAATTAACTGTTTCCTTTACACCCACTAGATTACCATCATCATCCATTGTTTGTGTAAGCACATTTCCACTTTGTTTGGCTTTTTCTATATTCTCCATTATGGCCTTCTTTTTTGTTTCACGAACACGGTCTTCAAACTCTTTCTTTGCCATTTCTTCATTTTTCATTTTTTCTTGGTGTAATGCATTTAATTCTTCTTCCAAATGTTCAACCCGTCCGGTTTTATATGCATCTGGATCCCATGGAATCCATACACCAACTGGACCCACAAAAATATCGTGATTGGGATCTTGATCGCGTAATTTTTTGCACTTTTGTTCTGCTTCTTCCTGTGATGAATATACACCACGCACCTTTAGACCACGTGTTGATGTTTGGAATGAGTGTTCACGATTAAACTTTTCGTTCAACTTATCTTCTTGCTTGTCCATAAAATTCTTGTAATCATCTTCAATGCCACTTTTCCTTAATTTATCGCTTTCTTCTTTTACAAAGTCATTAAAATCCGCAATTAATGTCTCTACGTTCATATTATGTTTATATGCGATAAAATGAATAAACTCAAAATATCGTTCCATTGATTTAGAAAATTCCCAATTCTTAACAAATTGATCAAATAAATATACTTCACGTTTCTTAAGTAATTTTTCTGGTGATACAAAAGATAAACAAGTGAATTTTTGTCCCGCGATCGATGGATCTTCATCGCACAAATCTACATATTTAGGGTTTGTTTCCCCATTTGGTAAATTTTTTTGTTCAAATGATGACATTATATTTAGTATAACAATGATATATTTAAGTGTTTTCAAAATAACAATATATTTTGTATTAATTATTTTGAAATATTATATTTTAATATAATATATCATAATGACAGAGTTATTTGACATGAATGAGCTTTTAAAGCGTGCTATCAAATACCTTATTGAAGGTTTAGCTGTTGCTATTTGTGCTATGTTAATCCCCAAGAAGGCACTCAGTGTTGAAGAAATTGTTATTATTGCTTTAACCGCCGCTGCTACATTTAGCATTCTTGATGTATTTATTCCTTCTATGGGATCCAGTGCAAGAAGTGGTGCTGGTATGACTCTTGGTAGCACTCTTGTTGGTGGTATTCGTCTTGCTGCATAAAGTATCTAACATTTTGTTTTAGATAATTATATAAATAATATAAATTAATTCTATTAATCTATATTATTATGAGTACAGTAAAACAAATTGCAAAACTAAAAACTTTAGACGATAACCCGAATACTATATTTAATACTGGTAACAAAGTAAATAATTCATTTTCAGTGGATACTGAACACATCGCTTGTCACACTAAATGGCGCGCACCAATAACACCATATCAATGCGAAATTATTCATAATAGACTACATAAAATTTTTAATAACAAAATATGTCAATTATACCATTCTCTTGCATATAAAGAAACATGGTATGAAAATATACGTGAATTTATTGCATTTCATAAGAATATACAAATGACTATTAATACGAATAATTTGAGCGATCAGGAAATTGTAGAAATTAATGATCACGGGTTTACTCTTTTTGTAAGAGATAATTGTGCTAATGTTCACGAAAATGAGTTTAATAAATTAAATGATTTATCTATTGATGAATGGGAAACAATTGATGATATCATTCTGTATTATTATTCGAAGGATATTAATGGTGGATAATTTTACATTATATTTGATGTTCCAAATATAATGTTTATACAGTTGGAAAATATTCCCAATCTAAATCATTACATACTTTTTTCCATATCATATCTTGTTCTAATTGTTTTTCACGGTCTTTCATCATAGGAATATATGGTAAATATTGCATTTGATCTAATAATACACATAATTGATGAAGTGTATATGTATAATTAAAAAAATTGGTTCGGCTTGGAGGGCAATGCATTGCCCACGGCTTCTGTATTTCTATAAATAATACACATAGAGTTTCATGTAACTCTTCATTCATTACTGGGGGTTTTATACCAAACATTGAATTTATATATTGAATATGTTCAAAATATTTATTATATCCTAATTTTCTCAATATTTCTCTCATTTTATCATAATTTATTAATGACATATCTGTAATTCGTTCCTTCTTTATTCTTGCGCGAATATCATCCATCACTTCATCCGGTATTTGTGTTGTTTCTTTTGCTTGAAATTGCGATAATATTTCTTTGAAATGATTTAATCTTATATAAGCTGTATACGATACTTCATTTGGCGGTTCTTTATTAGTTGGTTTGGAACTATCTATAATATAAGTTATGAATTTTCCACACGCCGTATTATTACATATTAATATTCCTTCTTCGTCTTGTGGAATTAGTTCTCCGTGTTGACACGTATCACATACATCCGTTGAAACCACAAAATCCTGAATGTTAGTTATTTCATTCGTGACATTCCGCCAATAATGCTGGTACGATTGTTTCGATTTTGCATACTTGTCATTGTTCAAATCTCCTGAATTTGTATCTGTTGCCTTAATTTTAAAGAACGAATTGAGAACATTGGAATTTTGATTCACTGTATTAGAATCTCCCGAAATTTGCTTCTTTTGCTCAAAATAATCAAATACGTGTTTTGAATTGTTAAGCAAATATTCCTTCTTTTTCCGCGCAAGCTCTTTTATTTCACTTTTTATTGATTTAATTCTATCACACATATCCATATACTCATCATACTGATTTTTATGTAGGGTTTTGATTTTATTTTTTAGGTTCTCTTTTTCATCAACAAGTTTTGGAATCGTTTCTGTTTCTATTTTGTGAAATGCATCTAATAGTTCAGTGTGTTTTATATCAATTGTACGTAATCCTGTTGGTTTTTGTGGATTACCCTTTTTTTGGTTCGAATTCATAAAAGAATTGGTTATATTCATTAACTCTGTGTTTTTATGTTGATTTTTTTGAATTGGATTATTTGA